AGAACATCCTGACCTGAAGCAGGCGTTTGAACAAGTTGTTTCTAAGTTACGGAGATACATACCGCGAAAACTGTCACCTTTGAGTATCGCAGCAACATTTGTCCGAAGCAGAAAAGGCACGAACCTCGGATTCCCTGATGTCACTTCAAACTGGGACACCGCCAATCTCAGTGACTATCTTCGTCGTGCTAAAGAGCTAAGGGACGGTAAGAAAGTAACTGTTTATCCGTTCATTATGTTCAAGAGGGTTCAACCAGGTGGACCTGACAGAGAGGACGCTAAACAGCGACCGGTATGGGGAGCAGACCATGCCACTACGTTCGCAGAACTATCTTACCTGTATGTTGTCCTTGACCAATTACGGACTATACCAGGCTTCGAACACCTGTTGGGGATAGACTATTTAGAACGGGCCTTACAACGTAGACTGCCATTGTGGAAACACAAGTTTAGCTTGGATCTCGGGCAAGCTGACGCTACTTTTGGCCCACTTTGGGTTCTAATTGGTCTTTCCGTATTGGCTGAGTTGATAGAGATGCCTCTGGGTTTCCTCATCCAGACGTATCAGAACTACACGAGCGGGGACATCCTAACCCCTGTTGGTATTTACAAAGGTGTACATGGATTACCGAGTGGAGTGGGATTCACTAATCTGCTTGAGATACTAGGGTTCCTAGTCGAAGCGGAGAATGCATTCAACCGACAAGGGATTACTGATTATTTCCTGCACCAGAATGGAGATGATGGTCTTTACCTATCGAATGTGGAGTTGAATACCGAACAAGCAGCCGAAACCTTTGCTACGCATGGCCTTATCTTGAACGAAGCGAAATCGGATAATGACACTGAACAGTGCAGCTACCTCCAGAGGCACTTCCTTCAGACATACGGAAACAAGGCTGTTATGTCAACTAACCGCATGTTGAACCGCATCTTGCTGGCCGAGCGAGGTGTCAATGTTGAAGCAACGGGACTATCGGTTCGTGACTTCTGGACGCTTAATACAATAGCTAAACTGGAAAATTGTAAGCGGCATCCATTATTCAGGGAGTTTGTGTACTTCGTAGCTTCCGGAGATCGTTGGAATCTCGACCCAACGCCTGTTTTGAGTAAATCTCTGGACGCTATCGAGGGATTTTCCGCGTTTGGTGATAGCGTATATGGAACAACGGGGCTGGCTGAATTTGATACCGTAAAGGTACTGTTCGAGCTCCAGGGCAAAGGACGGGGGCCGCGTGTTAATCTGAAGAGCACCCTTAGCGAACCCGACTTACCTTTAGAGTAGAGTAAAGGGG